TGAAGGCTTTTTAGGAAAAGGTAAAAGTGAATTGATTATTCCTGAGTTTGTTTTTCGTACATCACATAACAGAACATGGGCTAACAATGGTATGATGGGTGTATGGCGTTCTAAATGCTGGAACACTCTGGTAGCTGGTAACAAGCTTGCCCATGTATATGGAAGACACAGTAAGAACTTTGATCTTGTTGGCTTTGCAGGAAAAATTGGTACAGCTACTAAATTTATTAGTGGTGATGGTATTAATCAAATGAAAAGATGGTATAATACACCTGTACATCGTGAATCAGTTATTAGTTTATTTAAAAATACAATAGCTAAACGTTTTGATAATGTTGAAAGAAAGAACGTTGGCAATAAGGTTATGCTCTCTAATCTTATGAAGATTTTCGATGAAGAAAGCAGACACATTACTGGTCGTGGTGCTTATCAAAAGTACGGTACAAATAATGGAGGAACGTTATATAATGTGTACAATGCTGCTACTTATTGGTCTTCTCATCCTAGTTTAATGTCACATAAAAGTGGTGGTACTTTTTATCAAGGTAAGGATACCAAAGACATTAAAGAAAATCGTAACACTGTGAAGCTTAGAGAAGACAGAGTATCAGATATGCTTATCTCTAACCAATGGAAAGAATTAGAAATGATTACATAAAGGATGCAGAATGTCATATATTTTAGTAGAGTGTTGTCCAGATGAGATTGGTTCCGGTGTCCTTGACACTATTAATCCAATGACCAACGATGCCGGAACCAAGGTTGAAATTTTTAAAACAGAACAAGATGCTCTTAAAGTTTTATACAATCTTCGATCATTCGTTTGTGAAGATACTTGGGATATGGATATAATTATTGAACGTATCCATTGACTTTTTTGTTGACAGTGCTATATAGAGTATGTTAGAACTTGTTAGTCATTATAACTTGAAAGGAATACGATGACTGTAATATCAGGTACTGCTTATTGGGCTTCTATCTCGCAGCCCAACACCACATTTGAACCATGCTGGACTATCGATGTAAGTCTGGATGCTGAAAACCTTGCTAAAGTTAAAGACGATGGGTTGTCAGTAAAAAACAAAGGCGATGAACGTGGTGATTTTGTAACTATTAAGCGTAAAGTAGAAGGAAAGAATGGTACTAATCAGGCACCAGAACTTGTAGATTCTATGCGTCAAGCAATGTTTAATACATTAATTGGTAATGGATCTAAAGTTAATGTTCTTTATCGTCCTTATGATTGGACTTGGAAGAATAAAGAAGGCAAGTCTGCCGATCTACAGAAGATACAGGTTACTGAACTTGTACCTTATGCATCAGAAGATAGTGAGGATTTCGATGTAGTCGAGTCTGGTTACACATCTGATGATGATGATATTCCTTTTGCATCATAACCTGAAAGGGGGGGTCACGTTCTGTGACTCCCCATTTTCCCATGCCTAAAAAAAATATTAATAATCTAGTCAAAGATATCTATAGTCTTTTTGATGATGGTAGTTTAAATAAAAAACAACTTGAAGAACTACCAAAACATTTAAATAAATTTACTGAAGAAGTTTCTAGTCAGATTGCATTATCTCTTTGTGAAGATAGAAAAGATGATAATAAATTAAGATTGTCTGCTATAGGAAAACCTAATCGACAGCTATGGTATAGGTCTAATCTAAAACAAAAAAGAAATCCTTTACCTCCTTCCACAAAAATTAAATTCTTATATGGTCATATCCTTGAAGAGCTTCTTCTTCTCCTTACCCGTGTTGCAGGTCATACTGTAAAAGAAACTCAAAAAGAATTAGATATACAAGGTATTAAAGGACATCAAGATGCTGTAATAGATGGTGTCTTAGTTGATTGTAAAAGTGCTTCAGGAAAAAGCTTTGAAAAGTTTAAACAAAACAAGCTTTATGAAGACGATCCCTTTGGATATATTTCTCAGATATCTGCATATGCTCAAGCAAATGAAGTAGATGAGGCTGCATTTCTTGCTATAGATAAATCAACTGGTGAAATATGTTTAACTCCAGTACATTCAATGGAAATGATTAATGCTACAGAACGTGTGCAATACCTTAAAAGAATGGTGTCAGCTAATAGTGTACCTGATCGGTGCTATTCTGATATACCTGATGGTAAGTCTGGCAACTATAAGCTTCCTATTGGTTGTATTTATTGTGACTATAAGCGAGAGTGCTGGTCAGATGCTAATGATGGTCAAGGACTTCGTGTGTTTAATTATGCACAAAATAAAAGATATCTTACAAAAATAGGACGACAGCCAGAGGTTGAAGAGCTAACAGAATAATGCATTGGACTTACAATAAAAAAGTAAAACCAAATCCTGATAAGTATTTTGGTTTTGTCTATAAGATTACTAATAAAAAAACAAAGCAAGCTTATATAGGATGTAAACAATACTTTGTAAAAAGAAATGGAAAGACTGTTGTTTCTAACTGGAAAGAATACATGGGGTCTTCTAAAGCTTTGCTTGAAGATATTAAAAAGATAGGAAAGAAAAATTTTACATTCGTATTAATAGATCAGTACGAAAATAAAAGAACAATGAAATACTATGAACTTCATTATCAAATTAAGCTTGGAGTTCTTATAAAAATACTTGACGGTACAGATAAATATGCCTACTATAATAATTATGTTGGAGGAAGGTTTACCCGACCAATTAAAGGAGCAGAAGAAATGGTAGAAATTGATAAAGAAAAACAACTTCTTACCAAGCAAGTTAATTCATTGAAAAGACAGCTAAACCGTTATAAAAAAAGGATTGATATGTTGACTAAAGATTTAGAAAAAGTTAATGGAATTTCTGTTGATAAATCATGGAAAGTTGAAAAACAAAATGAAAATGTAATAGACTTTGAAGCTTACAGAAAAAAAGTAAATACAAGCAAAGAAGAATACAATGCACTAAATGAATTTATGATTGAGTGTGGTTATGATCCTTATGATGTTGAAGATACAGCAAAGTTTTGGAATGATCTTGAAGAAGGTAGCGAATTTAGTTAGATGTCTAAAAATATTTGGCAAAAAGAAAGAAAACAAATTTTTAAAGAACTTACTTCTCAATATAAGAACGAGGGGTATGACTCTAAAACTGCAAAGAAACTTGCCAAAGAAGAACTACAAGATATGGTAGCTGATCAAAATGAATTTCTACAAAATATTCAAAATGATATTGATGAGTATAGTTAGTTCGGTCAACACCCCCCCTCTGTGCGGGGGCGTTGCCCGATGAAAAATATTTGGAATATGCATCTTAAATATGATAAAAAAGAAAAAATAATAGAATCTTTTAATACTTATAAAGATGCTAAAGAAGCTCTTGATTCTCGATATCTACTTTGGTATCATTTAGGATCTGATCCAAAGTTTAAATACACTATTAAAAAGGCTAAGACTAATGACGGAAACACTAATTACTGTTTATAAAAGAGAAGGAAGACAAAGCCCGATAGTTACTTTTGAAGAAAACTTTAATAAGCTTGAGAGAGTTGATCAAATTGAATTTTTAATATCTATGGAAAAAGAGGTAGTAGCTAAAAGAAAAAACATCACTGATGAAATGTTTAAATACAGCAAAGGAAAATGGTAATGGCCGAAGGCTGGTTATCAAGAGGTCCATGTCTTGACTGTGGATCAAGTAACGGGAATGTCCAACATAGCGATGGGCATTCCTTTTGTTTTGTTTGCAATACACGTTTTTCTAATAATGAGGATTCTTACATGCAATCTAATACTACAACACCAGCGTCACCTTCATCACTTAAAAGTGCAGGGTATTTAGCAGCACTTACTGATCGGAAAATTTCAGAGAACTCTGCTAAAGTTTATAATACATTTGTAAATGATAATGGAGGCACGGATCAAAGCCATCATATCTATAAATACTTTGATAAAGATGGTGAGCATATAGCATCTAAGGTTAGAAAAACAGAAAGCAAAGACTTCTGGGTTGAAGGTGATTTATCTAAAGCTGTTCTGTTTGGTGAGAACTTATTCGGTAAAGGCGGAAAGTATGTCACCGTAGTAGAAGGTGAGCTTGATGCTATGAGTGCTTATGAATTGCTTGGATCAAAGTGGCCTGTAGTATCTGTAAAGAATGGTGCACAGGCAGCAGCTAATAACTGTAAAAAATCTTTTGATTTTCTTAATAGCTTTGAAAATATTGTTATATGTTTTGATAACGATAAGCAAGGTAAGGATGCATCCCAAGATGTAGCCAAGTTATTCGAGCCTAATAAATGTCGTATTGTTAATCTTGATCTTAAAGATCCGAATGAATATCTTCAGGTAAATCAGCGAGAAAGATTTACTAAAGCATGGTGGGATGCTGAACCATATACACCTGCTGGTATTATTAACCTTGGATCTTTTGGTGATGAATTATTTGAGGAAGATTATTGTGATACCTGTCCATATCCTTGGGAAGGATTGAATAAGAAAACGTATGGAATACGTACTGGAGAGTTAGTATGTTTTACATCTGGTGCTGGTATGGGCAAGTCAAGTATCATCAGAGAACTTGCTCATCATTTATTAAAGAACACTAAAGATAATATTGGGTTCTTTGCATTGGAAGAGAGTGTAAGGAATACAATATTTCACCTTATGTCTGTCGAAGCTAATGCTAGACTTTATATTAAAGAGATTAGAGATCAATATAGTTTAAATGAATTGAGAGGATGGCGTGATAAAACCACAGGCACCAATAGGTTTTTTGCTTTTGATCATTTTGGTAGTGTTAGTAACGATGAAATATTAAATCGTGTTCGCTTCATGGCTAAAGCAATGGATACAAAGTGGGTGATATTAGATCATCTATCTATCCTTGTGTCAGGTCAGGAAGATAATGGAGATGAACGTAAGTCTATTGACATTC